TCAATGCGGTTGTTCATGGCGTAGCGCAGGCAGTCCTCTCGGACTGTGCACTTGGCGCAGATGGACTTGGCCTTCTTGACAAAGGTATTGGCGCCACGCTCGGCAAAGAAAATCTTTGAGTCCAAGCCTTGGCAGGCGGCGTGCTTCATGAATTTGTCGTCGGTGTCATCCAACAACCATTCGCTGAATAGTTGCATGTAGTCATACTCCCCACGGCGAGAAGCCGTCGTTGCTGGTTTCTTTGGCGTAGTCATGAATTGCTTTGGCGGCCCGCAGGTTTGTAAGCGGGTCGAATAACTCCTCGCAACCAACGTTAGCCAGAACGCCAATCGTTTGCAAGTACCCATTCGGATACCAGCGAGTCGGCAGGCACCACGACCTGTCGTTCACCTGCGTCAAGCCAATGTCGGTAGAGCCGTCCCTGTTCAGAGTCGTGTTGTGTGCTTCCGGCTGGCATCGGGACTCGCGCCACATGATGTAGTCAAGAGTCTCTAGTTCTTCTTCTTGCCAGCCTGCTTCAAGCGCAAGCACCCACCACTGTCCACACCGTGCCATGGGCGGAATTATGTAAACACTAGTGGTAGTGGTGGGTGCCTGTGTGGTGCTGACCATTACCCCCGTAACGCTTTGCTCAGCACCTCTTGCTTTGGCTGGCTCCTGTGACGGCTCGTCGCCGTAGGAAACTCCGACGAAGAACAACGTCGCAGAAACCGCTGCCAAAATCCTTGGTATCAAATCCATTTTATTCTCCTTTGCTCCTTGAAGGGTTTTGCCCTGACCGGGTGGGAATACCAGCGAACCACCCGGCCAGGGACGATGAGCCCTGAAGGAGGACAGGGACCCTTATTCTCATCGTTTACTTCTCTATCAAAGACACTACCTGACTGAACTCCTCAAGGTCCATAAGCACTATGCCACGGCTGGTCCCGTCTGGCATAGCCACCATAACGAATGGTCTGATGTCACCTATGGCTTTGGCTGCATCGGACTGAGCCTTTGCTGCATTAAACCTGGTGGCAATAGGACTTATCTGAGCGCCGGCCTTTATCTCGCATCTGAAGATTCCTCCCCAGTTCTCCTCATGACGCGTGAGATGACCGCCGAGACCCAACTTCTTACGCGCACGCCGAGCCTTGCTGTCTCCCTTTCGGCGATTGCGTCTGCCTCTAGCAGCAGGGTCTCCACACCCTTTGACACGCCGTTTCCCCTGACGGTCCTCTCTTCCCAGAGTCCCGAACAGACGACATGAATCATTGGTGCACTTGTCGCTATTGCCTTCGCAATATCCTTTTCGTTCATTCACGGTTGGCTCTTGCCTCAAGAGCCTTGATTGCTTTGTTGGCCTCGGCCTTGGTCAGCATGTCCAACTTGTTGATTGGACGGTTGATGATGTCAGCCACGGTCTCAGTCTGCCTTGGGCGCTCACCGATTCCGTTGGCCAGCAGCATCGCACGCAACTTGCCAATCTGTGCACTTGATGCAGGGGAGTTGGGTTCCTTAATCTGTGGCTCTTCTTCCTTGGCCTCAGGGAATACTTCCTTCACCTTGTCAAGCAGTGCCTGCGTGCCATCAACCACTGGTGCTGGCTCCGGCTTGGTCTGCATGCGCTTGAACACATCACGCAACTTGGGCATGGATGCATCGGTCAGTTCGTTCAGGTCAACGCCTGCCTCTTTGGCTACATCCTGCGGGTCAAGCCCAGCCTTAGCGCAAGCAGCACGGAACTTGGTAAGCAAGTCAGCATCTGACTTTGGCTCCTGGCTGCGTGCAACCTTGGTCATTTCCTCACGGCTAGGGCGTGGCGCAGTCTTGGACTGGAACACGTAGTTGGCCAAGGCCCTCCCGATTGCGGAGGTCTCTGCATTTTCCACGTGAGATGTCCGGTTCACTGGGCTGGCATCCCGAATCTCTTCGGCAAAGCCAGTTGCCACTGGGCGTGGGTCGCTGATGTCTTTGTAAATCTCAGCCCTGAACACGACCTTGCTGTCGTCGTAGTGGTGGATAGCAGTGAAGACCTGTCCGTTGGGGTACATCTCCCAGAACTTGGCAAGCCTTGCTTCTACTGTCTCGTAATTATCCAAATTGAATCTCATTGCTGGTCTCCCTTGTTTGCTTTGAATTGCCTGTATGTGGTTTGTTTCTTGTATTTATCGCGGAGGGCTGGATGTTCCTCCTCGAACTTCTTCTGGTCAAACGACTTACGACTGACGTTCTTCCAGGTGCACTGAACGATACCGTTGTGAGTGGCAATCGCAGCATCGCCCATGCGTCGGCAGACTTCTGCCTGCAACTGACCGATGTGTTCTTCCATGGACTTGACAATCTCCTGCGACTTGCGGAGTTGCTCAAGCACTGACATGGTGTCGCCGTCCAGTTCCACAACCTTGTCCTCTGCGTTGGGGTGCAGGGAAGAGATGTTCTGATACGACGGACGCACGTCATCTGGGAACATGCCCATGTCCACGTAGGACAGCAGGCGCCGGCATGCCTCAATGTGGGTGCGCTTCTCGTCGCTGGTGACCTTCTGTGTGTGGAACTTCAGGTCCATGTCCGAGTCAAACACACACCAGACAATCTCGTCGGTGCCCGTGCAGATGGCTTGCTGCACTCCCTGCCAGTACCACATGACTGGCAGTTTGCCGTCAAAGCGCTTCTTACTGGTCTTGATTTCGTGAATTAGACCATCGGGATTGACGGCATCAATCGTGGCGATAAGGCGCACACCGTCCTCTTCGTACACGTACATCTCCTGTGGCTCCTCAAGCGGGTAGCCAAGCAGAGAGGATGACCAGTTACGAACTGGTGCCTCCAGCGTCGTGCCGCGCAGCATCGCTGAGTTCGGGGCTTTCGGCTGCGGTGGTTCGGCAGCGATGAGTTCGCTGACAAGGTCGGCAGTCTTTACATATGGATGAGCGCCGTGAACTGCGGCAGCGACGCTGGCCGAGATTCGGGCTTCGCCGTTTTCGTTCTTCCATCTCACTGCCAGCCATTCGGCTGAGCCGTGCGTTGGTTTGCTGATTTTATTGATTTTCATGGAGCCTCCTTCGCTCGTTTTGGTCAGCGTAGCGCTGAATGTTTCATTCCACAACCCAGTCGGGCTCGTCGAGGATGACGATTTTTTGGACCATGCCAACCGGAATGTGCGTGACCATTCCAGTCGTGTCAAGTTCCGGCTCTTCCATCGGGCACCATGAGCAGGTGACCGACACGTAATCATCAAGCAGGTCGGGCCAGAGCCAGCCCACGCTGATTACATGCTGAGGCTTCGGCTTGTATTCCTTGGTGGAAATCCAACCGTTGCTTGAATCAAAGGCATCAATCCAGTGGACTGCAACCAGGGACCATGGACACTTACTCACCGTCGTACCTCTTGTCGTAAAGCAATGAACAAACATCTGAGGGCTTCAGCAGATATCCCCATGCTGGATTGCTGGAGCGCCGCGCAAAGTCTCGCGTCTCCAGCGTTTCATGGTTGGCTCTGATAAAGCGCTTCAGTCTTTCTACGGAGACGATAATAAAACCGCCGTCCATTGAGAAAATATACACCCACCACTTGGCCTTTGTCACCTGCAATCCGGAAGGAACCCACTTGCCACAGCGGCGTGGATTCTGGCGCATCTCGATGGCCATGTTCCCGTTGCGGTATCTGTCAGCCTTAACCTCAAAGGAACCCTCAACCAGATTCTCCAGCATGTTGCGGATGCGCTTCTCGCCCATCTGCCCGTACTTTAAGTCCTCGTCAAAGTTGAATGTGTTGGACTCAATGTCCCACTTGCTGTTCTTCATTGTGGGTCACGCTGACGTTGTGCTTCGCGAACCATCTGCAAGCACGCAATGTACCCGGCAGCATCAATGATGTTGTCCGGCAAATCCATGTTGGTTTTCAACTCATGCATCAAGCGCGAGAGTTTCACGCAAATCATGAACAGGATGCCGTCTTCTGCGGTCATCAACTGTTCGCCCTTCAGTGCATTGAAGATGGCTACGGTTCTGGAGTAATCGTCAAGCGGATGAGAGTAGGTGTTCTGCCTATCTCGTGTAACTAGTTCATGCGCCTTTAGGAGTATCTCGGCTCCCTCGGTGGCTGGTTTCATTTTCCCCCTTCAGTTGTTGTTCAACTCTTGAAATCAAATTCCACAAGTTGTCTTGCTCGGATACCCCTGGGTACACCTTACGAAGAAACTGCGCTATTGCCTTCAACTCTATCTTGCTGAACTGTTCGCTCATTGTCAAGCATCCCCTTCGCGGCGTGGAACTCTAGGTGGTTCGACAGCCTTTCGTCAACCTGTTGTACCTTGTCCTCCACGCGCTGCTGTGAGCGGTGCACAATCTTGAGCATCCCGACCACTACCTGGTGGTCAATGGCGTTCTCTTTCTTGAACTGCTGGATGATGGCAACGATGATTCCACCGACCGCAGTTACCGCCGCAGCGACAATCAGTGCGGCGTTGGCATCCATTACGACTCAGCGGGCTTGTTTGCCAGCCATTCGCGTACGGCATCGGGTGTGTCATTGCCGGCCACATAGCGCAGGTGCCATGGTTCGCTTTGAACTTCCCATGAAAATCCAAAACGCTGAGCGTTCTTGAGCAACCACTCTAAGCGTTTGCCGCTGGCATTGGCGATGTCAATCGCGATGCCCAGGTTGTGGTTCGACGTACCCGGCACAGCCATTGGGGCTACGCCTTTCTTGAGGTACCAGGCTTTCCCTTTGTAGATGCGCGGGGTTTGCTTGAGGAGTTTCTTGTTCGGCTTGTCGGTGTACCTTTGGTAGAAGCCATACTCCTGGGTTTCGAGCGAACGGTAGGTGTCCGCTTGCGAGGTTGGGGAGAGGTCGATACCTTCGGCGTTGGCTGCTGCGTCCATTGCTTCGTATGCGTCAGCCGCACAATGATGGAGTTTGCCTTTGCCTTCAATTCCGCGAAGAAGCGACGAATCGAGTTCACCTGGTTTGACCCCTTTCAAGTGGTCGCATTGCTTGACCTTGACGACTGGATACTTGTCGGCCATGGCTACTTCTTAAATGCTTCTGCGATTTCTTCCTTGGTCAACTCGCCGTCCGTAGAGGCGGCAGCCAACTTCTGGAGGACGCCAGCCACTGCCATGAAGCCGGCAATCAGGGCCGACTTAACCACGGAGACGCCAATGACCGCACCGCCAGTGATGGCTGGCAAAGCCGTAGCCACAAACAAAGAGAACAGGCGCTGGCCCAGGTCCAGAATCTTGGCAACGGTTTTATTGGCGAGTTCCATGAAGCGTGTCATTCCTAGTCTTCCCCTGTCGTTAAGGTCAACAGCGAGTGTAGCACCAGTGCTACGCCAGTAAGCCATAGGGCTTGACGCAGTGTTGGACCCGACAGGGTAATCAGAACAAGCCCAGTGCCCGCCAGGGTCCAGGTCTGGTCTGCGATATAGGCAAAGAACTTCTTCATCATCTACGAATCCTAGTCGCTGCACCGGCAGCGGTTATGGCGGCCCCGATAGCCACAATAGTGCGTCGCTGCCCAACTGGGATGTTTGACCCCACCGGAACGTAGTCATCCAGCCCCTCTTTGAAGATGTCCACCTGCTCCTCAAATGCCTCTCGGACTTCGGTTGGGGCTTCCTGAACGGCGGCAACCAGGGCCTCTTGCTGCTCGTCGGTCAGGTCTGACACTTCAATCTGAGCGAAGACTTCTGCGGCCTCTTCTGTCGAGATGTCAGAAACTACGGAAATGATTTGTTCTGGGGTGGCATTTGCTATAGCCTCAACGCGTGGCAAAGTGGTTTCTGGTGGCATGGTTGTTGATGGGGCTGGCAGTGTTGTTGCCGGTATCACTGTTGTTGTGGTTACTACGGACGTTGGGGGAAGAGTTGTCTGAGGAACCGTTGTCTGGGGAGGAACCGTCGTGGATGGAACAGTCGTCGGGGCGTAAGTCGGGAGTGATTCTGGCACAGTCGTTGTTGGCTCGGGAACAGTTGTCGTGGGGGGAAGCGTTGGAGGCGGAGGAGCCTCAGTCGTAGTTGTCGTCTCGGGCGGTGGAGCCTGAGTTGTAGTCGTCGTAGTTGTAGTAGTCGTCGTAGTTGTGGTAGTCGTCGTAGTTGTTTCTTCTACGGTGGTAGTTGTTTCCGGCACGGTTGTTTCCGGCACTGTAGTTGTGGTGGTTGGTGCAGTTGGCGTCTGCGTGAACGCTTCGTCAGGGACAATCTCCCAACCAGCATCATCAATGTTCCAAGCAAGCATGTAGCAAGTGCCGCCACCCCACTCAAAGAACCAGCCGTCTAGCGGATACGTGCCAGCCTCAACATCAAGGCTTACTTGCTGGCTCCACGAACAGCCCTTCAAGTTCCATGTGCCGAACTCTGTATCTGCAATCTCAATGGTGCCGCCGTCGTCGGCTGCCACCATGAACTCAATCGTGTCGTGCTCCGGCAGCGTGATGAAGCCCGAGTAGTGAACCATGAAGAAGTCGTAGCCGCAGTCCTGGAACGGCTCGCCATCAAAGTTGCGGTTGATGTTGTTCTCTACCTCGCTGCCGCAAGTTTCGTAGACATCGTCCACGCGCAGCGGAAAACCAGTCGGCTCATAGGTGTAGCCGACAGCGTTTAGTCCAGGTTCAACTTCTGCTTTCGCTGGACTGGTAAGTGAAAGAATTGCTGCTGGAAGAAATATCAGCCAGCGGAGTCGACGGCTACCCACGAAGTAGTATCCTCATCCCAGCGGTAAGTTTCCCCGTCGGTTGGATACGGTGTTGGCGGCTGCCAATCGTGGTTGTTGTCAAGCGACCATGATGCGAACGGTTGCGGTGCAACAAACACGTCAGCAACAGCATCGTAGGTGTAGCCGATGCCTGCGTATTGCTTACGGAAGTTCCCGTTGTATGAGGTTTGTTTCCAGTTCGTGCCCAAGCCAAGTGATTCAAGGAACGCTGCGCCCTGCGCTTCGTTGCTCGGGGCTGGGTCTGGGCAGTCGTTGTTGGACACCGAGAGAACTCGGGTCACCACATTGTTTTCGTCAAGTTGTGCCATGTACGCCATAAATACCTCCTATGAGAGTACCAGAGAACCAGTGTCGTTGAACGTGTGGATTGTGTAGTTGCCGCTGGTGGTCTTTGTGCCGCCAGTAATTGACTTGTAGTAAGCGGCGTCAGCCGTCAAATAGCGCACGATGACAACACCCTTGCCGCCGTTTCCGCCAGAACGGTTTTGTCCTTCTTCCCCACCCGCTCCACCACCACCGCCGCCAGTGTTGGCTGTTGCAGGATTACCGTTTCCTCCACCAGCCCCATTACCACCGCCGCCTGTAGCCGTACCACCTGTGGAGTATGAACCACCGCCACCACCGCCGCCACGGGTGACCGACGTTCCAGTAATGCTGTTCGCTAGACCTGCGCCACCAGCGCCGCCCGCTTCAGGGGAGTTGACGCCCGCACCACCCGCACCACCAGCGCCACCACCGCCGCCAGCGTTATTGGTGTAACTTGAAGCGTCCTCGCCACCGTCGTATCCTTGATTTGCGGTACCAGCACCAGCAGTACTGCCCGAGCCTGCACCACCACCAGCACCGCCGCTGGGAGCAGTTACGGAGTTTTTACCACCGCCGCCACCACCAGTAGAAGTGATTGAATCAAAAACGCTGTTTGAACCGTTTGTTCCATTTGTGGCTGTAGCACCACCAGAACCGCCTGCGCCGACGGTAACCGTGTATGTTCCAAGCGATAAGGAAAGTGCGCTTTCGGCAGTGGCACCGCGACCTGATGTTGCGCCGCTGACGCTTGTTCGGTAACCGCCAGCGCCTCCTCCGCCACCAGAACGGAGGCCGCCAAGGTTGGCTCCAGCACCGCCACCGCCACCGCCTGCGATGACCAGGTATTCCATGGAAAGTGGAACAGATGGTGCTTCCTCTAGTACTGGGTATCGAACGATAACTACACCCTTACCACCAGCACCACCATTCAAATCCGTGCCGTCATAACCACCACCACCACCGCCACCGCCAGTGTTTGCAACCCCATTGACACCAACAACATTTTGACCACTAGCGCCACCGCCACCAGAACCACCAGCGGCAGAAGAAGAACCAGAATACGCTGCACCACCACCACCACCGCCACGAGCAGTTGAGGTTCCAGTTATCGACGAAGAAACACCTGCGCCACCTACACGCGTACCGCTACCAGCAGCACCAACAGCCCCAGCGCCACCGCCACCACCGCCAGCAGTTTCATTTGCGCCAGTACCACCCGCATAACCTTCACTGGTCGTTCCAGCGCCACCAGCATTGCCAGTGTTTGCTCCAGAGCCACCACCCGAACCGCCAGAGTTACCTGCACCACCAACAAACCCAGAACCACCACCACCGCCAGTGGTTGAAATTGTCGTCAATCCAGTTCCAGCAATAGAACTGCTAGACCCGTTGGCGCCCTTGGTGCTGCGGCTAGTACCACCAGTACCACCAGCACCAACAGTAATTGTGTAAGCGGTTCCGGCAGTCAATGACACTTTTGATTCTGCCGATGCTCCACCGCCAGAGTTCTCACCAATCACCGATGAACGATAACCACCTGCTCCTCCACCACCACCAAGAGTATTGCCACCGCCGCCACCACCAGCAACAACCAGATACTCCACCGACATGTTTTCCTGTGGCGTAAAAGTCCCAGTGTCATTGAAGATGTGAACAGCCTGCAACTTACCCTGTGCATAAACATAGGTGACGTCACCGCCAGACGCTTTTGAGACGACGCCTTTGGCGCCGCCCATCTGATTCACATACTGAGAAACACGGGAACGTTGAGCGCGACTCATCCGATTACCAAACTAGCCGTGTCATTGAACGTATGAACCGTGTACACACCATCCGTCGTAATCGTCCCACCAGACACGCTGCGATTTTTCGCCGCACTCGTCCGATAACGAACAATCACGACACCCTTGCCGCCCGCACCACCATTGTTGTGACCGCCACCACCACCGCCACCAGTATTAGCGGTACCAGTACCACCAGTATCTGTGCTGCCGTTACCGCCACCACCCGTACCACCGCTGGCTGGGGTGCCAGCAGACGTTCCGCCACCGCCACCGCCAGCGCGGGTTGTGGCTGAACCAGTAATTGAAGAAGAAACACCGTTACCGCCAGCACCAGCAACGTTCGTCCCAGAGTTGCTGTTCGCGCCAACGGCTGACGCACCACCGCCACCACCGCCACAAGAGCGAGCAGCACCAGCATCATGTCCTAAGCCACCGTTGAAACCCTGACCCGCAGTTCCAGCACCAGCAGCGCCAGGGGGAGCACCAGCGCCACCACCCGAACCACCACTGCCACCGCTACCGCCATAAGTGCCGCCAGCGCCACCACCAGTCGAAGTAATCGTTGTGAAACCAGTTCCCGAAATCGAGGAATCGCTACCAGCAGAACCAGCACCAACGGAGCCACCGTTGCCGCCACCACCAACCGTGACCGTCAACGTTCCTGACGGCAACAACACCTGGGCTTCAGCAACTACACCACCACCAGAGTTCTCACCAAGAACAGATGAACGATAGCCACCAGCGCCACCGCCAGCACCGTACGTTTTGCCACCGCCGCCACCACCAGCAATGATGACGTATTCGGCAAGAAGATTGACACTTAGCCAATCAGAAACATATTCGCCAGTCCGTTCCCGTTGACCCCAACGCAAAGTCACACGCGCTCCTTACGGAGTAATTCGATTGACGTACCCGGCAATAGAAATGACATTCGCTGTGGCGGCGAACGCACGAACATTAACGGCAGCAGAACCAGTACCAGTAAGCATCAAACCTGGAACAACCAACACCAAACCAGACTCGGCAGCAATCGTCAATTCAATCAAGTCATCGGGAGCCGAAACTCCACCAAACTCAATCGTCAATTTGCGGGCAGTGGTATCCGAGTTCACGGCATACAGCCACACTTCGTCGATAATTGTTGACGAAGTGCCAGTTGCATGAATCAACGTGCCAGCAGTTGCGGTCTGGGCGACCTTTATCATCCGACCAGTCGTTGACTCGCTCAGTTTTACTTTTGTGTATGTAGCCATGTGTCCCTATCCTATACTAACTGAAAATCTGAACCTGAAGAACATCCGCACCAGCGGCTAGTGGCGCCCACTTGACACCCTTTGCCTCAGCCGAATCAGCAGTCAGTACATAATCGTTCGTGCCAGCAGTCAACCACGAAGGGTCAGACCCGTCGGATACAAACACCGTACCTTTACCACCAACCGCCAAACGAGTTGGGTCAACAGACGAGTTCATTGTCAACAGGTCACCGCGAGCGGTCATCGTTGATGTGAATTTGTTCGCCTCGTCAGCATCGTCAGCAGAGAAGACTGGATAGATGCTTGCGCCCGAGGCGTGCGACTGGGCGGTGGTGTCATCTTGTGCGCGGGTCAGCGTCAGCACGGAGCCGGAGATGGTGGCAAGGCACTTCTCTTCGCTCGCGGTCCCAGGGCTGATGACGACATAAAACGGAACGGCTGCGGTTGAAGGCCAGCCAGTAGTGGCAGCAAGCGTTGCCGACGTGTCACCAGACGCAAGTGCGTTGGTGATGGTTGTCTGGGCTGCTGCGCCCTTGTATTGTCTGCGAGTTACTGCTGCCATTGGGACCTCATCTTACACTACGCATTACGACAATAGCAGTACCTTCGAAGTCGTGGCCCTGGTGGGCGTTGACCTGCTGCATTATTTGGAACTGGACGTTCTCGACCACGACCGCATGGGTCTCCGTGTTTTCCTGGTAGGTGATAACGCGGGGGTTCTCCACCAGGTCTCGTAGGTATCCGAGTTCTTTGTCAACGTCCTGGAAGTACTCTCGCCCGTGCAACGACAGTTTGTGGTGCATCACGATGGGGACGGTAAAGATTTGGCTGCGAAGCGGGGCGGCATAGGCACGAGCCATCCAGCGGGTCAGGGTTGGACCAGTTGTAGCCCCAGCCGAACGACCGAGGGTGACCTTGATTTCTGCCTCAAACACCTTGGCTTCAAGCCCATCAAAGGACTTTTCCCTGACATCATCGGTAGACAGGGTGGCAAAGTCATAGAAGTCCCCGTCGTCAGACGCCACCGATATGGTGATGGAGCCATCCAGCGGCAAGCAGCGGATGTCCAGTTTGGGGATGAACTTGGCGTCCGGGACGCCCCAGCGGTAGATACCTGAGCGCAGATAGCCCGAGGACACCAGGTTCGTGGCGTGTGGCTTGAACACCCCAACGCCAGAAACGGTAAAGAGTGGCCTGCCCTGGAACTCGTGAATTGCCTGCACCGCACCCTGAGCCGTAGCCATGAGGTCCGAGGCGTACGCGGGCTGGTTGGGGGAGATGAACACCGAGATGTCCATGCGCCCGATGCCAGTAGAGGTGGAGTCAAAGTTCGACCAGGCAAAGTAGAC